GTTCACTATCACTAACTGCAATGCTAAAGTCAATGCAAGTATAGGTGTCTTCACCTATAGTCAAGTCTTGCCTTGTACCATTTGGTGTATCGGTTGTTATCCATAACGTATAACCTTGTAATGGGTCAATCAACACACCTTCAATGGTAATGTTACCAAACTCATCACTAATGCTTACAAAGGTCTGAATGCGACCAGTAGCCTTATACTGGATGCACACAAGGTAAGAGGTATCAGGTTCAGCAACCCCGAATGTAAGACCAGTAGCACAAACATCTACATAACTACCTGAATCGTAACAAGGTGAACAAATGCTCATAGTATAATATTGTTATTAATGAAACAATTATATGAATAACCAATCAATATATTTTTACCAACTGATATAGGACTTTCGACATAAATAGCACCAATGTATTTAATTTCTAATGGTTGAATACTATCAATAAATTCTTTGTCTAATTCATACTTGCTTTTGAATTGTATGTTAGTAGAGCCAAATTTAGTAGAATTATAAATACTTTCTTTGAGCCATTCCTTTAATTCAATTTCATATTGAACTTGGTCTAATGACCTATGCAATTTATAATTATCTATGTTCATTTTAAGAACATCAATGTCAATGAATGGTGTTTGTTCAATAGTTGTCATAGGTATCTTTTTAAAATTGAATTTACAAAGTAACGGAAACAATCGAGAAAGTCAGCACGTTCAGATAGGTTTTTTCTGTTTGACTTTATTATACCACCATCACTATTACATTGTACTTGTTTGGCATCATAAACGAATCCTTTACACCTAACTGAGTTGACCTTTACATCAAGTCTTGTTAATGCGTTATTGCAGTCTATTCGACTATTATAGTGCGTAGGGTTAGCTGGTATGATTATTTGACTATCTGCAAGGTGTAACCTTCTTTTGATTTGAGTATATGCAGAACTATTATCTCTTTGTTGTATGCTCCTACCATTGCCCATTGCGTCACCAGTTATTCTTAATAAGCCACGTGGTACATTAAGACTTTCAACATAATCACAGAATGCATCAATGCTACCTTTGTCAATGTTAATCTCACCAACTACTGAACAACCTTTAGTGGTATGCTGTTGGATGATTAATGCTGATAGTGGGTTAATATTGAAATCGACTGAGATGAATACTGGTAGGTTAGGATTGATGGTTAGTGAATCATCAATATGCCTATCATCATCCCACGCATAAAGGAATGGGTTAGATACATCGTCCATTACATCCCAGTCACCTTCAACAAATCGTGCATATTGAATTGGTGGTAACTCTTTAAGTGATTCTAAGTAATCTTGACTAATGTATGGGTTATCTGTGATGCGTGAGTTGATGTAAGACCATTTATCAGGTAGTGTATTACTTCGCCACCTTTCATAGATAACTGACTTCACCCAGTTGTTAGCTGGATTACAAGTAGCAAGTAATACTATTGGTGGTTGACCTATAGCTTTATTCCAACTACCTATACGTTCTTGCACCTTGTAGAATGTAGCCTCTTGCAGTTCGTTTACCTCATCCAATCCAGCACCATTCACTTCTAACCCTCTGAACCTATTCAAGTCTTTGTCATCGTCATAACTCTCAGCCATAAATATTAACTCTGAACCATTGGTGAAGGTAACCACATTGGTCTCACGATTCCACGAACTGATATACTCATACATTCCATCATTGAGTATTGATGAGAATGATGGAAAGGTAGTTCTCTTGAGGTCAGGTAGTGTCTTACGAATGATTACCCATCTTGAACGTGGGTATAGTAAACATAGTGATGATAGCGTTAGCAGTAACCAATAGGTCTTACCTCCACGAATTGCCCCACCAAATACTATTACCTTCTTAACACCATTAACTGCAAGGTCGTATGCAGTTGTTTGACGTTTGGTTAACTTGAAACTCATTCATCCTTATCTCCTTCAGTCCTTATGATAATCAAAGGCTCAGTAGTATACATTGTACTTTCACCATTGTTTGCCCAAAGTTTTCTTTGACGATTGGCTAACCAATGCTTTGCTGCTGGTGTATCAGGTGGTAACTCTTTTCTTAGTTGTACTATCTGCCCATCCTTAGTCAATGCCTCTTCAATGATGGTTAAACCTAATGCTCTTTTATACATTGCCTTTGCCACTTTGCCATCTGCATTCTCTTTCCCTTGCGTTAACGACTCAAAAAACATTGGGTGTTCGGTTTTCCAATTGTTTAATGTTTGTTCAGTTATACCTAAGATGTTTGCCATTTGGCTATCTGATAAACCAAGAAGAGCCATTTCAAATACTTGGTCATTGAATGCCTCCTTGTACTTAGTTGGTCTACCTCCCTTGTTAGGTTCTTCTTGACTATTCATCTTTTACGTTTTGATTTCTCTGCTTCAGCATAAGCAATAGCTACCGCTTGTTTTGGTTCGTAACCTTCTTTAATTAACTTCTGAATGTTCTTATTGATTACCTCGTAGGTATCACCTTGAATAAGTGGCATAAGTATCTATTTGAAATTAATATGTTGCAAATCTATTTAATTTATCAATCGAAATAAATTTCTGTAATTCAAATCCTTGCTCTTTAAAGTTCATTGTGGTGCAATGTTCCATTAGATACTCCTTAGTAATTACCCAAGTATTCTGCTCGTCTACTATTTCAACTTTGTCAAATGTCACACCATTTTCAATCAGATAGTAATTGATGCCGTATGAATTATTAACTCTCATAAGATGTTTTGACCTTGACCTAACCAGCCTGAGTGTTCTTGTGACCTTATCAATCTGACCTATTGCTCTCTTCTTACCATCAGCAAGTAGCAATGATAGGTTGATGATTGAATCCTTATGAGAGGCAATTAACTTATTGCCACTTGAATCTTGTATGGTGTGGGTCTTGTTCATAGTTGGTAGGTGTCAATTCGTTTCTTGACCATATCAATGAACTTATCCATCATTGATGCATAGTAGGTATTAAAGTCATTAAAGCCTTCAGGATTGCGTTCAAACAATACATAGAGGCAAGACCTCAACCTTTGACTTGGTGTCTTAGAACCCATCTCTTCAGCATCTATCTTCATTGACTTGAGTAGTTCCTCATCATTGTAATTGAATGCCTCACCTTTGAATGCCATAACACCTACACCTGATGTCCACTGGTTGAATAGTTCAGCAGCCTTTGCTGGTGGTAGTTCTTGTGTGCCTATCACAACCTTCAGAGTCTTATCTCGTCTTGTAGCTACTGATTCAATTGCACAAGGTATAAGTAGTAGGTTGCTATCCATAAAACTCATTATAATAGTCTAATGATGCTTTAGGTGCATATCTTTCTGTTTCGCTATCTTCAAGTCCACATTCATAAGCACCCATTACTTCCATCTTATGCTGAGACTTTAACTCTTCATAGTTGGTATTCATCCATTGGATAAAGTCATCAATGGTAAGTTCGTTTTGTCTTTCGAATATTAATTCAATAACCGATTGTTCAGCAGCCATAATGTTCAGATTTAGTTGGTTTACTTGATTTATGTTCATTACTAACCTTATCAAGGTATTCCTTAACCATTGACTTGATTAGTTCCTTGTGCGATGTTGGTATGCGAAATGTGATGTTAATCGTGCGTTCACCATACTTGAATGGGTGACCAGCACCAAGTCTCTTACCACCTCTGTTATCTTTTTTGATTTGTTCCATAGTCAACAAATATAGTGATTATATGATTATGTTGTACTTTTAGATAGGTTTAAAAAAGTGATGTTTGAGTAATTGTTTTGTAACTTGCATCATATCTTGTATTTTCTCCTTTAGGATATGGTTTTGATTCAAATAACTTATTATTCATTATCTCTTTTTTTAGTTTTTTATTAGCCAATACATAAACATACCTATATTTTGGTTCTCTTTTAACTTGATATAATTGGTCTCCATACTTTTCTTTTAACTTTTCTATTCTATCTTGTGTAAATGCAAACTCATCCATTAATGTTCTGCTATGTATATGCTCTTTTCCTTTTAGTTTCCAATCCAATTGAGTATGACTTTCTCCAGTAAATATAAAATTAGTTGCTTGGTAAATATATCCATTATGACCAAGTGATTTATCTGAATAGCTTACAATTATTAATGGCTTTGGAAGTAGTTTAAAAGATTGAGCCACAAAAAAAGATGTTGCGTTTTTATCTAAATCATCATTCGTACATAATCTATTTAATTCATAAACTATATCCATAAACTTTTCTCCAAATAATGATTTTTTCATTGTCAAAGGAACTGCATTGCCAAAAGTAATAACACCAACTAATAAATGGTTTTCATATAATCCAAATGAGTAAGTAAATGATGTCATTCTATGTAAGTAGTGCTTCTTTAATAACCATTCTTTAGTTTGGTTCTTAGGTATTGATTTAACCTTATATTTATCAAATAAACTCATATATATCTTTACGTTTTACATTGCTTATTACTACAATGTATGTTACCATGATACACCTTTGCAAATTCGCACTTACCACTTCTTATCTCATAGTAAGTCAAATCACATTCAATAGACCACATTTGTCGAAATGGGTAAGAGTTATTGAATAACTCTTCAAACTGGTCATAGGTTAGATTCATTTCATCTAACATAACAAATGGCTCACTAAGGTGCTTATTAAGGTAATTGCTATACTCAGAATGGAGTATCATCTGTTTCTTTATTCCAGTCATTGTCAGTATAATTTCTTAGGTCTTTAGGTTTGGGCAAGTAACTACTACCAACATCGTGAGTAGTTACATCTGTGAAGTTGGTCATGTTAGGTGAATGTCTGAACTCAAC